TTTCATAAATCTATTATAAAAGAAAAGACTGTAGACATCATCCATAAAATGGACTTTGTCTACAGTCTGGAACGTGCTGTATGCACGCCCTGTAGAGTTGTTAAGATGAGTAAGATCTTTTTTTAAATCGTTTAAAAAATCATTCTCAAGGTATATCATTTTTTTTTAACTTGCGCAGAGTCATAAAAATGGAGCTACTCATCTTAACTTCTCTACGTTAAATATTATACAAAAGAACATATTCGAAATCTATAAATTTTAATAAAAATTATTTGATAACAATAGACAGCACAGCGAACTTTCAACGGAAATGAAACTTTTCAACTCCATTCATTATTTATTTTTTGTGCCGTCTAGTATTTATCGTCTTGCAAACGATCGAAAAAATTGAAACGAAGAGGAGCTTCCTCCTTTCAAAATTTTCTATGCTAATAAAATATCATGCCTATTTCAATACTTCCATACACAAAATGAGTGCACATTTAGTGAATGTTGAAATTTTCAAAAAAGGGAAAGTTGCTGAGTTTTTCTCCTTTTTTCATCGTAGTATTCAAGCTCTTCTTTTTTTGCTTTTCTATCTAAATGGCGAGCCTCGTAATCATCAATAAATTGAAGCTTACTTCTGATTTCCGCATGCTTTTTTCTTATGTAAGAATCGCTATATCCGGTTTCTTCCACTATTTCTTCCAAAGTTAATCCCTCAATGTACTTCATACGAACAATTTCATTTTCGACTCCTTTGAAAGATTGAATAATGACCAACATTTCCTTTTGTTGTTCTTCTAACAATTCAATCTCATTTTCAATTTGAGTAATATTCTCCTCGAGCAATGACGATCGAGAGTTTTTTTCTATACGTACTTTCGATAAATCACCAGTTGTCCACCGAATCAATTCAAGTTTACTTTTATTCAGATTCCACTTTAAGTAGAGTAACTGTTCTTCCAAATCTTGATAATCCTTTAACCATTGAAATCTCACAATCGCCACTCCTTATGGTATAATTATCTTGTCAGTTTTTATTCATAAAGAGGCGTTGGGAACTTTCCCAGCGTTTTTTTGTACGATCTTGAAACGGAAAAATGAATTTGATAAACTTTTAGTGTGAGCTGGTTTCTAATTTTTCCATATTACCCGAATTTTTCTAGTTCACAAGCCGCTGTTTTTTTACTCAGCGGTCTTTTTTTCTTACTTATCTCCGTGTAAAATAAGACTAGGGCTAGTAATTTTCTTGAAGTTTGAGACCGACAATTTTGACACTGCACTAGCCCAATGAGTTAGGTTAAATAAAAATACAACCCACTTATTATAAGCACAACGACCTAACTCAGGGACCGCTGATATAACTGTTCAGTGGTCTTTTTCTATGGTATCATCTAAATGAGCTAGTTCTTTCCTTTCTAATTTTCGTTAACGTCAAAACCTATTTCATCTAGCTCGTAGACCGCTTTTTTAGTGGTCTATTTTTGTGATAAAACTATTTTGTCTAACGAAAACCAGGCATTATACCTTTCAAATTCATAAAACCTAGGCTTCTTAATTTATTTTTTTGTTATTTCACTTTGATTCACATAGGTGTACAATATATTTGAGCTAGAAAAATCCATAAATAATCCAAGAATACTACACTAGCTTAGGGACTGCCATATGAAAAAGCGGTCCTTTTTATGATACAATTATGAAGAGCTGATATTTTCTTTTGTTGACTACAAACAACTTTCGCAATCGGCTCATTGACCGCTAACTGACTGCCTAGCGGTCTTTTTTTATTGCGCTACTAGGTGTACAATAGTGATGAGCTGGCCCCTCCTTTTTAATCGGGTTAAAAGCATATTTCAATCAGCTCATGGCCGCTGACCAATCCCCAGCGGTCTTTTTTTGTTACAAATTATTTTGTCTAGCGGAAACTAGACGAGAGTTCTTTTCCAAGGCAGCCAGTGGTCGGCTGTCTTTTTTTATTTTTGTTTTAGGTGTAAAATACCTTTGAACTATTCTAATCAGCTACCCATAGTTCATTGACTGCCGTTTCATACCGCGGCAGTCTTTTTTACTATGGCTTCAGTTACCGAATCTTAGTAAACAGAAGTTTTCTCAAAGTCCGGCATTGGACCAAACTTCTTTTCAAACGAACCTTTGGCTTTTCTTGATTCTTCACGTACTAAGTCTATTCCGCTATACTCAATCTTTTTCGCTGCTAAACCTGCATTCTCCTTCATCAATACGAGCATTTTTTCTTTTGTATCACACATGATCATATCAAGTATCGAAATTGGTAATGATAATATCCTTGATCCCGAGTTGAGATCACTAAAAACTATCTCGATAGGATCAATCGGCACCATGACGACGGAACAATCTATACCAGCTATTTTTGCTTTGAAGCCAACTGCTCGATTCCATCCGTTTTCACATGCAAGCCACACGTAATACTCCTGTGGATCAATCACTACTTCACTCATTCTCACACCTACACTTTCTCAACTGTGCCACATTCAATCAATGTAACAATCGCATTCGCTTTATCTTCGCTATCAAATCTCATTACTTCGCCGCTTAAACCGTAGACGAGATGAGGCTGTAATTCATCGAAAAAGTCAACAAAGTACGCTGACCCATTGTCTTCTATCTTAACCACCCACTTCGGCTCTTCCTCGACCTCGTCTGGAATATGAAGTTCAGTAAAATGTCTCTTATACTTTGGAAAATCGTCATCTAGTGGTGTGCCGCAATATGGTGGTTCTTCGACTGGGAAATCCCACCAGAGAACAGGACCAATGTCTTCGTGCCATTTTTCGGCCAAATGAGCAATCACTTTCGTCGGTTCGTCTAGTTGATTAACAATTCCGATAATGTCATCGGAGGCATCATTGTATCCTTCCTTATAATCCGATCTGTCCAGTGACGTCCACGGTTTTGAAAAATCATATTTTTCTTGCTTTATTTTCTCTATAACTTCTCGTATTTCCATTTCATACCTCTTTTCTTACTTGATAGGCTGAATTAGCGTATTATTTACGTTTTATTTTCATTATTTTATTCATAAGGTTATACTATTATTTATCATAAGGAGGTGATAAGCATGGTAAGAAAAATTGGATTTAGTTGGGAATATTTTTTAATTGGATTACTTTTTGTTATAGCTTCTTTAGTATCATTTAATAATCCAGATAGTAGTTTAAAAGCAGTTGTCTACGTTTTTGCCATTGCTGCAGTTTTAAAGGGAATTTTTGAACTGTTTTTTAGACGTAAACTTCATGAATTCACTAATCAAAAATCAACCCTACTAATGATTCTCGGTATATTTGACCTGCTAATTGGTGTATTTTTACTCTTCAATACTAATGCAGGTTTACTAGCCCTACCTTATATTTTTGCTATTTGGTTTATTGTAGATTCAATTATGGGGCTTGTAGGAGCAGATATTTACAAGGTCAATGGATCAAGTTACTATTGGTTTATTCTGATAGTAAATATTATTGGGATAATTGTAGGAATTATGCTCTTATTTAATCCAATTGTTTCAGCATTTACATTAGCATTCTTAGTTGGTTTTTATTTAATGATGATTGGAATTTCTCTTATCGCATATGCGTTTTAAAATAGAGGCTTCTGCCTCTATTTTTATATGATAGGCGTGGTTACCGGAACTATTATTCTTCTGGCAACCCGTTTAGATATTCCTCTTTTTCATATCGTTCTAAAACACGTTTGTATAATGCAATCAATTGAAGAAATTCAGTTCTATTCATCACTGGTGTAATATCTTTGACTCTTTTAATAGCCTCTCTCACCTCTGGAATTGAGACTTGATCTTTCATTCGCCGTCCTCCTTGTATGCTCTCTTACTATTCCATAGAAACGATGACATGTTTAGCTCAATAAAATTACCAATACTCCACTTCCCGCCGAACAACAGAAAACTAATGGGTAGTAAACCCCATATAATATTTAAGAAGTATTGAATCCCTTCTAAGCAGAACTATCCAATCTTCAAGTCCTCAGACTTTACAAACATCCCGTTGATCATTTTCCCGTCTCGTCCTTGTATCTCACCATATGCGTGCATCAAACACTCGTACAGGCTCATATCGCTTTGCAAAGCTAGATTGAGTAATGTTATCACCGAATCGCCTATAGCATCTCCCAATGCGTCTTTATCGTCTCTGACAACAGCAGCGGAAACCTCGCCGATTTCCTCGTAGACTTTTAGCATCTGTTTTTGAGGATCTGCTTTATTGATTCCGCGTTCTTTCGACCACTCTTCGATCATTTGTATTAGTTCGTCCATCATGTTCTCCTAACTCTTTTCGTACGTATTTTCGGATTCAAATTGTATTTCCTCCGACAAAATGCGATCACTTTAAAATCCATTTTTAATTCGTCTCGGATTTCTTTGCTTAACTTCTTTTCAAGCAACATCTTTACGACAGCAGCCTCTAAACCTGGGCGTTTATCTAAATAGCGTTGATACTTTTCATCGTCGCTCATTACAACCGGTTCACGATATTCGATAATTCCCAGCAATTCGTCCCGACGTTTTACTTTTTCTGGATCATTGAACCACTCTGGATTTAGTTCCTCGTCAGTTAGCATAAAAAGTTCACGTCTAGCCTGTCGTTGTTCTGGTGTTTTCTTACGCCTCATGCGGTCACCGCCTTACGTTGCAATCTTTGTAGCATCTCTTTTGCACGTTTGCGCCATTCGGAATACTCTAGCTTTTGCAACGCACTGTATTCGTATCGCCCGTTATAAACCGCTAGCCAATAAATCTCCATGTATCGACAAAAACATTCGTTCGATTCTTTGGTGTCTAGTTTCGTTTGCTCCATGGTCTTTTCAAAGCGTTCTAGTGTTCCCCTCAACTTTTCTCGATAGTCATCGGGTAACAACGAAGTGATTGCGTCTGCTAATTCTAAATCAGTCATTCTATCGCTCCTCCAGGCTGTGAATGTATTGTTCTAAAGCTTGTCGGTCACGTTCATTCAATCGTTTTTTTCTGACATATTCATCGAACGCCATATTGGGCGAAAAGCGGAGTTCCTGCTCGTAATACGTGTACAGTGTTTTTCCGTAGTTTGTAGCTTGTTTTTTCGACGATCTGCTGTTGTTGACGCTGGTTTGCGTTTTGTAATCACGATTTGCTTGCGCAGCCATCGTATCGTATTTATCACGCAATTTTTTTGCGGACAAAATAACCGCTGACCAGAACGGATCACTTGTTGCCCAATCTATCATGTTGCTTACTTGGCTTTCGGTCCGCTTGTCGATCTCGATCATTTTCCGAATATCGTCGGCCCAACGATTTAAATTCGGCTCTTTGATTTCCTGATTCTGACAAATCTGTTTGGATAACTTTTCTGCAAGAATGAAATATATTGAGTCAGGGTCATACACGCGCTTTTTGCGTGTTGACGACGATGTTTTATTGTTCTCATTGTTACTCATTGTTTTAACATTGTTGTTTGTGCTTTTCTGCGGCTTTTCAGTGTCATTTGAGTGGCTTTTTTCTTGTTCCTGATTTTGGTAAATGTCATAATTGACAATGGTTAGAACTGTCTTTTTACTGTCACTTTTTCTAACCAACATTTTGTCTTTCTCCAGCAGGGTTAGAAAATCAGTCACTTTCGTCCTGGACCAGCCCCATCTTTCTGACAATTGTCGGATCGACGTCACTTTTTGACCGCGTTCAACTTCAACCAATTTTCCATCAAATACAAATTTATTGTCTTGGTGATTGGCATCCATTAGCAGATCAAGCCAAGCTTCATATTTTGAAAATACTCTTTTTTCTTGGTATACCCAATGATCACGGATATTTCGATGAAGAGCTATCCAGCCTTTATCAGACATTCGCTTCACCGCCTTCGAATTTGAATTGCTCATCTAATTCCTTAATTTGTTTTCCATTCATGATCCCGATTCTGATTAATTCTTCATTATTTAGATACACTGGATGGATTTCAAATCGAGTCATGAATTCGGTAAGTCCTAATGTATGAATCATCATATGGTGCCTTCTGCATAATGCTGTCAACGGCAACTTCCGATGATCAACTTGACTCCTTTTTCTATTTCCTACAGCTATCAAATGGTGTATATCTGCATGTGATTGCCCACAAATCACGCATTTACGATGCTTACAACAGAGATAGAAGTAATACTGTTCCTTTCGTGGCAACAATTCGTAAGACTTTGGAAATGGCACATTCCACTCAAACATAAAATCAATAACCATTTCTAAGAGGTTGTTTACTTCGCTTACGGTGGCATCAGAACAGTCGGCAATGCTAATCTCGGTGAAATATTTCATTGCATAGGATTCCTTGAAATAGCTGTCTAATTGACCTGTACCAGTACCAGACCATCTATAAATATCACCTAGCAACGCCCAATAGAGCTTACGCTGTTGCACAGTAAATCCTCTAGGATCGGGAATAAACACTCCACCGTTCACGTTGTTTAAATCACCAGAGAATAGTTTGATTAACCGCTCTATATCCAGTGATTCAAACAATTGAACAGTCATTACCCGATTTGTTTCATCGTAGTTAAGCATTTTAAATGGATAATTCATTTAATCCCTCTTAAAATGGGAGATCGTCTGCAGCTATATCAATGCTATTAAAACCACCATTTGCAAAACTTCTTGTATCTCTAACTGGATCAACCCCAGGGAGTGAGTCTTGGAACGTGTTATTATGGGCAATCATATTTGCAGCTTGATCAATCTCATCTTGTCTATGTGCGTTCATTTGTTGCTCAGACGGACGTTCAAAACCGCTTGGCTTGCTTCCTTCTGGATCAGTTGGTTTATATGACTTAACTTCCAAATTCCATTTTTTGTTATAGTCACTTTGCTTCCACTCAACAGTTATATTTAGCTTTCTGTTTTTTACTGCTTCAACTAATTGTTCAATACTTTGAATTGGTGTACCATCCGGAACTCCAATCGCGGCTAATAACGTGTTAAATCGTTTAGCAGATAATTCGACATCTTTTTTATCCCATACTATGTTGTTGTATAAGATTTTCCCACCAGCATATTTACCGTCTACAACTTCATAATTTAAAACGGCCATGTCATTAAATGTATTGTTAGTTAACTTATGTTCTGAATCTTCGAGAATTCTAACGTTGTAGCTTCCTGCTTCACTGACTGATTTACCAAATACATTTTTAGAATCTGTTATAAATAGCGTCATTTTTTCTTCTCTTCTTTCTCTTCGATATTGTTATTTATTATCAACTCACTTGCTTCAACTAGCTTGCGCTCATCAAGCCTGTTTTTAGCATGATTCCCATTCTCAGGGTCTAAATCGATCAATCGTTTACCACCATCAATGTAAATGCGTCCTACCACATCAAACATTGATGTAAAAGCATTAAACGTCTTCTCGTTCATATCTGGACTAAATCGTCCTTTACCGTCTAATCCAGCAATTCCGTTATCAATTTGATGTGCTGTTGCATAAACTGTTTTATTACTTTCTCTTAGACGTGTTCCTAACTGTCTGAACCACAGTTGCAACTTTTGATAATTTTGTCGGCCATCTTTCGATGCCCCATCAATATTTTCCAGTACTAAATTTTGTAACGCTGTTACGTTGTCTAAAATAATAACCTCGTATTCCGGCTTAATTAATGCGTTATAGACCCATTTAGTTACTAACGCTTGAATATTCGGTGCATCTTGGCTTTCGAGTTGAACGACAGATATATCTTTAGCTTCTCGAATAACATTCGTTGATAAATCGAAGCTAAAAAGCATTTTATTTCCTTCAAATTGTTTTGCGAGTGACGTTTTACCAGTTCCACCATCACCATAAACAAAGTACATATTCGCTTGTTCAGGCACAGAACCATTTGGATAAAATTTCATTGCTAGCCCTCCTTCACGATGACTTTTTCACCTTGCGGAATAACTTTTACGCATTCGATCAATTCACCGTCAGGGCTTATTACACGCCCATCTTCTAGAACTTGAACAGCTTTCTTAAAATCTGCTTTGTTTACAGTTTCTGTCACTTTTATAAATTCAGTGAGTCCTAATTTTTTTAAAGTGTCTACCGCATCAGCGCGATATTCCCATAAATCTGCTTGTTTACGCGTGTTTACCGTTCCATGCGGTGTTTTGATTTTTACCTTTGGATCGTTTTTCCGTAGCTCACGCAGATAGTCTGCTAATTTATGTTCAAAAAAATCAATGCTATCTTGGTTACTTTGCGTTTCCTTTGTTTCCCATTCAGCAATACGTTCACGTTCTTTATCGGCAAGCTGATAGATTTCCTTATTCGCTTTTTTTAAAGCAGCGATTTTTCTAAATGCCCAATCGGCACTTTCTAAACTATCAATTTTCCAACCGTGCGACTCATCTTTTAGAACCTCACTTGCTTCTAACTCTTCGAGTTCATATTTTTCTAAGGCGTTCAATTCCATCCCTCCATACTTTCGGGCTTATCTTCTGCCCCTGATTGAGTAACATTTATGAAAACGTGGTTATCAGGATCAGCCATTGCAGTGTCATAATCGAAACTCATTCGAATTCACCTTTCCTAATACGTTCAAGGACATCTGGAATATCGTTTACATCATTAAGAACAAAGGTATGATCGGGCATAGTTTTCCCCGTTTCCATCCCCAATGCCTCTAATCCTGCATTCCTTAATAGTTTCACGGGAACCAGTAACTTGTTGTCTAATTCACTTTCTTGAATCGCTAAGAGTGCAGCTACATCGGGTAATCCACCAACAAGCAGTTGTAAAATATTCGCTTCTTTATGGAGTGTACAAAGTGCTGATACACCTTCCTTTTCACATTCCCGTTGTAGTTCTTTCAATAAATTTTGAATTTTTTCGTTAATCATGTTATTCTCTCCTTAGAAATATATTTTTTCATTTGCTCACTAATTGCTTGTCGGCGTAGTGAGCCTTTTTTTGTTTTTCGATAATTTGCTTTGCTAACAAAATGGACTCATGATAGTTATAATATTCTCTATTTGCTTTTTCCATTAGCTTTATGTGTTCCTCATAACTCATCTTCTCACCCCTTTCAATTTGATATAATGGTTTAAAAACTGGATGGTGGAATTATGAAATCTTCTGATTGGATTCAAGTTATTGCTATTTGCCTTACTCTTATTGTGTCTGTCATTTCAATTGTTCAATCGAATAGATCAATTAAATTAACAGAAAAAACTATAGAAGAATCTAACAGGCCGTATGTATCTGCATATGTGGATATAATAGATACAACATTTTTTGCAAAGTACTTAGTTTTAAAAAATTTTGGAAATACAATGGCCACTATATCTAAGCTTACGTTTGAAGGTCTTGAAGAAGACCAAGTAAACAGAAATCGTCAAATGAAATCTTTAGTTGGCGGGTCAATAGCGCCAAACCAGAAATTTTCCACTGCGGTTGAACCTGACTTTAGAGGAAACGTAATAGTTCAGATTACTTATTCAGATACTCAGGGGAAAACTTATAAAGATATTTTTCACCTTTACTTTGGTCAAACTACAGATATGATGTGGCAAAAAGATACTTCAAAAAATCGCTCTGAAGAGGCTAAAGCCATAAATAACGCTGCTCATGCAATAGTAAAAACTCTTAAATAGATCACTTCTTTCTCCTTTTTAATCGCTTAAGTGTCTTATGGTTATCGACCATTATCGGAATTGTTATAACCAATGTTAGTGAAATTGCAACAATTAAAATGTAATCTCCAATATTCATCTTAGTCAGCCCCCTCGGCTGGCTTTTTCTTTTCCCATCCGATCGCTAGGAGAAAGATTCCGATGTATCCATAAGCTGCCAGCATACTAAATTTTGAAAAAACTGGGATAGCTAACATGCACATGATTGTTGTAGCTAGGTTGATTTGTTTCATTTTCTCCTCTCCACTTAAACAATCTCTAATCCATCAACATTATCAGCATTCAAGTAAGCTATTTCTTTTTGCCGTGCTGTTAATCGCAATTGGTAGTCTTTTAAGTTGCTTAATGACACGATTTCTATAACTTGTTTTGCCCTAGTAAAATCAATGCGGCGAATATCATAGTATCTCGGTACATTAAAAGTTTCTTTTAATCGCTTGTAGATGATTCCGCGGAAGTGCCCAACTTTAGCCAAAAACAAATCATCTGACACTTTATGATCGAAGTATTCTTTTGCTAAATCCCATGCTTTCTTCCCAACTGCTGACTGAATTTCTGCTCCTTCGTGACGGTTCAATGTGATACTATCTCGCAATTCTTGAACATCCTTCGTAATTTCCTCCTTCATCTTAGAAACGTCGCTCTTGATTAGGCGCATTTCTTTCACCAAAACTAATTGATTTTCTAGGGTTTTCTCTAGTTCTAATAGCTGATTACTCATTGATAACCTCTCCTTCCAATATGTTGTTTTTGCTGATTAATTTTAAGTCTGATAAAAATTTCTCCAACCTTTCGGTTAGAAAGTCTAGCTCTCTTTTTGCAAGTCCATCCCGACTGATTACTTCTGACAAATCCTGATAGATTAGAGCGCTCGCCTCTGACAATAACTCATTCGATTTTTCTAATACATCTGATAGATTCTTGTAGTTGGAAATAAGTCGCTGGGTTTCACTCAGTTTGTCTTCGGCTTGGTTGATCGCCTTTGATAGTTGTTCATACTTAGACGATTTCTCATCCACTTCTTTTCGTTCGGCTAACAAATCTCTATAGTTTGATTCTAGTTGCGAACTTCGTTCTTCTAATTGTGAATAGGATTGTTTCAAATTTTCGTAATCATCCGGAACTTTTTCAACAACCACTTCCTTTTCAATGACTCTTGGTTGTTGAACACTCATGTCATTGATCACTTCTGAAAGGTTATCGATTTGTTCATCTTTCTTTTTTAGTTGCTTTTCTAATTCACGATATTCCTTTGTGGTTTTTATATCGCCAGATAGAACTAACTCGACTGCTTCAGGTTGAGCTGAAGGTTTAGAAACTTCTGTTCTCAAGGTCATCGGAAGTTCTTGGAATATATTGATTTGTTCTGATTCGTCCATTTGATGGACGAATTTCGCTTGATTAATGTAGTTGTAAACTGTTTGTTTTTTTAACCCGATTGACGAAAACCACTTCTCGAATGTGCCAGAATTGTATTTTGCTAATTTTTCTTGCGCCTCGATCAGTTTGTCACCAAGTTGAATCGAACCATTCAAAACGATTGTCCTCATTTCCTGCTCTTTAACTTTGAGAAAGCTAGCAGTCCGATCATCCACTATTGAATAGTCGAACAAATTTTTTACTTCATTCAATTTTTAACCTCCTCTGATTTTCCAAGTAATTACTAGGCAAGATCGACTGTTTATCGGCGGTTTGACCTCGAACTACGAAGGCCTATTTGATGCTAGTGATAGCAATTATTTACGTCAGAAAATTTATCGCCGTTAGCTGTCACAGGTTGCACTTTATCCCATTTTTTTGATTAATCGTGATTGAAACTGTTTCTTTATCAATCAGTTCTGTCACGATTCTTTTTGCCTCGATTGTGTTTTTCACCTCAACATTGCTTCCGCATTTTGAATTTCCTTTATGAATTTTGATTTGTTGATCTGAACAACGCTTAACATATTCTTCATATGCTTGTTCATATTCTTCTTTTGAGACTGGCGGATATTTGAAGCTCAAACCTTCGAATATATTTCCGGTCTCTTTTGATTTATCATCATTCATGCTGTCGCCTCCTTCAAAATTTCTTTAGGCGTTACTTTTTTAGTTCTGTATTTGTTCTCATCTTTCCATCGTAAAAACCAAATGAACGTATGGACATGAATGAAAGTTGTTGAATGTCCTGGCCTGAGAATTCCTTCTTTGAATTCGTCGATGGCTTCCATCTCTTTGCAGTACTCAACGAGAGTTGTCTTCGACATCCCGTGAAACATTTTTAGGATTAAGCCCTGACGATACCAGTCGTCTGGTTTCATATTCTTTTCTGCGGATTCGATTAACTCTGCTAACGTCGGCTTCTTCATGATTTCAACCTCCTATCTGATTTTGTATCGTGATATGATATCCGTGATCTGCTTCCAATGGTCTTCTGGATTGTTCAATATTTTTCGTAGGTACTGCTCAGTAATATTCAAAGCGCTAGCAACATCTGGTATGCTCCAACCATTCGCTTTGAAATGATCCAATATTTTTTGTCTTGTCTCCTGTGCATTAGCCATCTACGCTGCTCCTTTCTATGTTGAAATGTAAACAAGTTCGAAAACTATTTTTTAAACTATATTGACTTGTGCTGAGTATTACTCTATACTAGAGGCATAGTTAAATAAGACATAAAATATTGATTTATAGCTTTCTTGCCGGTCAGCTTACTTTAATCAGTTTTATTTTTTGTTGTCTTTTTTATTAACGAACTTGTTTACAAAAATAAGTATAGACTATCATTCAGAATTTTTCAAGTTTATTCTGCGTATTTTTCTAAACTTTTTTTGTGAGCATTCAGAAAGGTTGCAAAATCAATGAATACTTATGAAATCATAAAAGAGCTTGCCAAGAAAAAGAAGATTTCTATAAGGCAGTTAGAAATGAGATTCGGCTATTCAAATGGATATTTAGCCAAATGGAAAACAAACACTCCTAACGCTGATGAATTGCCCCGTCTAGCTGACTATTTTGGAGTCTCCGTCGACTATTTGTTAGGACGCGAAGAAAAGACTTCTTTAGCAGAAAAGCATGGTGTATTTGCATTCGATGGCGAACCTGTTTCGGATGAAGAAGTAGAGTTTTTAAAATCTGTATTAGCTGCAAAGCGGGCTGCGGAAAACAAATAAAGTGAAGTGATTAATAATTTATGCATGAAATTAATAATCACTTATTGAACCTCGTAGAGAATTTGGGTTTAGAACTGTGCTTTGTAGATATGAAAAGAAGTGGTTTTTATTTTGCTGAGGAGAAAACGATTTTTTTAAACAATGAGCTCCTTAATGAAAATTCTGACTTTGAAGTATCTCACGAACTAGCTCACTGTATCAAAAAACATGAAGAATTATCTGCATATTATAATGCTACTGGATATAGTCGGCGAAAGTTAGAATTTGAAGCCAATCGAATTGCTATAGAGATACTATTATTTATTTGGTCTAACGAATACGATTTTGATAAAGAACAACTAAATGCTGTTAAATTCATGGAGTATTATAAAATTCCTTGGAGTTTAGAAAGATATGTACGTGAATCAATGAGAAATTTAGGATAAAAAAGCCCGTGCTGGCACACGGACTTCAACTCAACCCTATTACTAAGATTGATGAAATATTGATATTATATCAGAATAGGGTGATCTATTTGAGATTTACAAAAAAGAATATCTATGATTTTACTATCATTGTGTTAGCTGTTTTTTCGATTGTCTTAGTAGTACTGGATTTTTCTAACATCATCAGCATTTCGAAAAATCCATTTAAAACAATAGACTCCGCTATATTAATAGTATTTGCTTATGATTATTTTTCGAGACTAATTAAGGCTGAAAATAAAAAACAGTTTTTCTTGAAAAACATGTTTGATCTTATTGCAATTATTCCCTTCAACTCTATTTTTTCATTCTTCAGGCTTGCACGAGTTTTTCGGATAGCAAGGGTAACAAGACTATTTAAACTTAGTAGACTAGTTGGGATTACCGGAAAATTGACTAATAGGATAGATGGTTTTCTTAAAACTAATAATTTTAGAAATGCTTTGTATGTCAGTGTGGTTCTGATACTGATTTCAGCCACTATGTATTCTATAGCAGAAAGTGTCGCTTTTGTCGACTCAATTTGGTGGGCCGTAGTTACAACTACAACTGTTGGGTATGGCGATATATCTCCAAATACACCATTAGGACGTATAGCTGCTATTCTATTAATGTTTCTAGGGATTGGTTTTATAGGTATGCTCACTTCCACAATCACTGAATATTTCAATGCAGGCAAGGATACTAAAGACGATGAAATCGAAAGTTTACACAAAAAAATGGATTTATTGATGAAAAAAATAGAGTCGTTAGAAGATGAAATAAAGAAGGATTAAAAAAACACGATCCCGCCCCGGCAAGAGTATGATCGTGCAAAAATAAAGCGCCTATAGGCATAGGCTTCTTTTGTTGTGCCTATTATACCAAATGATAGGAGGAAATGACAATGTGGGTAGAACCATTGAAAGATGGGCGTTTCAAGTTTATTGAACGCTACAAAGACCCGTATACTGAAAAGACTCGGAAAAAATCGGTGGTACTAAATAGCCAATCAAAACAAGCATGGAATAAAGCGCTAAGTATCCTGAATGATAAAATAGAAAATGAACTGGCTAAAAAGAAAATCGAGAAAGTCGCCTTCCAGCAAGTTTATACTGAATGGGAAAATAATTATTTTAAATCTTTGAGACCTAACTCAAAGAACACGTATGTAGCCATTCGAAAAATTATTTTCAAGAATATAAACGAAGACATTCTGATTTCAAATATTGATACAAGATTGTTGCAAAACTTCTTTGCCTCTCTCGATTATTCTCAGACTTATATCGCCCATATCAAGTCAAATCTTAACTTAGTATTTAAATATGCGATTAAACTAGGCTACACTGATAAAAACCCTGTTGAAAACGTGGAGATTATCCCTAAAGCGAAAACCCTAGAAGATATAGAACGTATTGAGGATAAGTACCTTGAAAAAAATGAAGTAAAATTGATCCTAGATCAACTTTATAAAAGTCGGTCAACCTTTCGTGTCGGTCGATTAGCTGAATTTATGTATTTAACAGGAGTTCGCTTTGGCGAAGCAGTCGCATTAAGAGAAGGAAATTTTGACTTGGATAATAATATCGTTCACATTAGAGGTACAATCGACTACAGCAAAGGTTACAAACAAAAAGCGATAGGACCAACTAAGACCCAGAAATCAAATAGAGATGTTCAATTGACCCAACGGACGGTTGAGCTAGTAAAACGTACTTTTGAGGAAAATAAACTAGACCTGTTATCCGAATCTGATTTTAATAATGATGGATTCGTTTTTGTGACCCGAACAGGTACGCCTATGCAAAATAGTTCATTCAATCGTTCTTTTGCTGCTGCAGGTAAAAAAAGTGGAATTAACAAGCGTTTAACCTCTCACATACTAAGACATACCCACGTGTCATTACTAGCCGAACAAAATACTCCTTTGAAGGCTATTATGGATCGAGTAGGCCATGAGGATGCCGACGTTACAAATAAAATCTATACTCACATTACTGATAAAATGAAAACTGATTTAATCAGTCAATTAGAAGAGAATGGTTTATAGCCATTCTTTTTATTTTCGCCCCTTTTCTGCCCCTTTTAACCTTGCATCAAAACAAAAACCTGCTAGAGCCTTACAGCCCCAACAGGTTTAATGTCGATACTATTTTACAGCATCTTTTATTATGGCTGTTTTATCGCTTGTTCAAACTGGTCAAAAAACGCTTGAAATCAACGTTTAACAACGATTAAATTACGATAAAAAACGAGCTAGAACGAACTAGTTAGGATTTTTTGCCCCTTTTCTGCCCCTTTCATTCTTAATCTTTTGTTCGCTCGAAAATACGAACGTACATTCGTATAATAAGTTTATCAATTTAGAATAGAGTGATCGCATGCAGTCAATAACAGGAACAGTTATCAAAATTAAAATTTTAAAGATGTCGGAATGTCCCCTTGTCTTCTTTAAGTTAGATGATGTTAGTTGCTTGATTGCTGGTCACTCTTTGAATTTTCTAGCTGACGTAGAAGATGGCATGAATGTTGTAGTGGCTGGCGATTATAATAAGAGAAAACAATTCATTGTAAAAAAGTACGCTGTGATCGGAAAAACAAAAATTATGATGGAATTTGATATGGTAAAAGCCTGATTTTTCGGGCTTTTTAATTTACCAACATAAAACAACAAAAAAAAGGAGCTCCCGATTAGTCCAGGGCTCCAAGGATTATGAAAAAGTGTTTTAGGGTTGTTGGTGACTAAAGTATACAGCGAGCGGTTACATTTGACAAGATAGATTTACTCAAAAAAATAGAACGCCCGGTCGTTCGAGCGTTCTGAAGTAATGAAAAAAATGTTTTTAGGATATGAATAGTATACAATGAAACGGTTTCATGTGCAATGGGAAAATAACTTATCGTGGGCTAGAAATCTTTTCTCTTTTATTGATGTTGATCAACTATTTGTTGAGACTTGTTAGCTGTATCTTTTACATCTTGTTTAGCCTTGTTTAATTTATCAATATAAGCTTTTAAATTAGAATTTTCTTTGTTTGCACTTGCTAATTGTTGTTTAGTAGAATCCAGTTCTGCTTGCAAAGAATTTTTTTCACTGTTTAAAGTGTTAATCTGGTTATTTAGTGAATTAATGGTATTTTGTAAATCATTAGCTTTATTTTGTGCATCCTGCAATTTAGTATTAAATTCTTGGTTTTTCTGATTGATCTCTTGGTTTTTCTGCTCAATTTCCTTTAATTTATCTGCGATTTCTTGCTGTTTAGATTGAAGTTCTCCATTTTTACTATTTAATTGAGATTCTAAACTAGTTTTTTCTCCAGCTAATTGATTTTTTTCATTTTTCAAAGCTTCTAACTGTTGCTTGTAACTATCAATATCTTTTTGAAATTGAGTTAATTGGCCCTCTGTACTTGCTGATTTATTGGATAATTGTATGATTTTCTGTTCTTTATCTGATAATGAATCATTCAACTTATCTAAGTTATCATTGATGGTAGAAATATTCTGTTCCCCACCCCAGTTTAAAATACTGTCTGCATAATTTTTACCGGCTAAACCAATAAAAGCTATTACAATGATGAGTGTTACGACTACATATTTTTTCCTTTTCATTATTCAATTTTCTCCTTTCATATATAAAAGCGACATTGCAACTTTTATATATTAACGTTTTATCTATTGTTTCTCAATAACATTGTTTATTTATAAATAAATTTTAATATAAGCCTGCATACTATAATTAAATCGTGTTTAAAAATCAGGAACTGATATTGTAAGAAGATATTCAGTTGTCGGCAAGACAAGTATCATGCTAAAATTTGAATCAAGTAGATTCCAACGGAAGAAGGTATGAAATGAAGGCTGGCGAATTATTGAGACAACTAACTGCGAATCCTTTTCATGAGGAATACAAAGGAAATATATACACAAATGGGCAGTACCCTTATTCCACTGACTACTGCTAAGCCTGATGACGAAGGAAACCTAATATTTTTTCGCCAGAACAGAAAGGCTCCAATGAGCACTAAAACCTTATTCTCTATTTTGCTTCTTCATAAGAATAAGCAGATATTCTGCTGGAATAATCGAAAGATCGCAATATATAGCTACCGTGTTAATCGCGGGAAAATCATAGTGTAAAAAAGAAGCTCCCAGAGGAGCTCCGTTGTTTAAGGGTGTAAAAATAGGCTCTATAATATCTAGTGTTGGTGACGCCTTCTGTTGCCAATACTTTTTCTTTTTTCTAATAAACGCAAACAGACACCTTGAAATCCTTTAGAATAAAGTCGACGAAAACCATTCAAAGGAGTGTTTCAAGATGTCCTATTCAGAGTTTACCAAAGAGTTACTAGATATTCTAGACCTAAATCTTACCTTTCATGAAGATGCCTTTCGCAAAGAGCGCATCAATGACGAAACATGTTTTGTTTTTGATGGCACATTGACCTATCAACCAGAGGAATGCTTTCATTGCCACTATGAAAATGAGCAAACGATCATTAAATGGGGCTGGAAAAAAGTATCCATCTTATTGAATGATGTCAGTAACTACAAGACCATTCTTCGGATTAACAAACAGCGCTTCAAATGTAAACACTGTGGAAAGACTTTTTTAGCAGAAGATTCAGTTAGTGATCGTCGCTGCTCCATTGCTCGCAGAGTCAAACAAGCCATTCTTGAGCTATTAAGCGAACCACTTTCTATGTCTTTGATCGCACGTATGAAGCACATTTCTCCGACCACTGTCATTCGAATACTTCGCAGCCTTCGGCCTAAAACCGTTTCTTTGAACCAGCCGTTACCAGAAGTGGTGTGTTTCGATGAATTCAAATCGGTGAAAAACGTCTCGGGAGCCATGAGCTTTGTCATGATGGACGGCAAGACCCATCAACTGATTGATATTGTGGAAAATCGGCAACTCAATCCTTTACGCGACTATTTCTTGCGCTACCCTAGAAAAGTCCGTGAACAAGTACGTCTAGTGGTTTCAGATTTCTATACACCCTATCGCACATTGGTGAAAGAGTGTTTTCCGAATGCCAGAATCGTCGCCGATCGCTTTCATATTAGCCAACACATCGGTCGGGCCTTTACCAACCACCGAATTCAAGTAATGAAGACCTTTAAAAAAGGGGATCGTCGGTCGAAGCACTTAAAGAAATACTGGAGACTACTTCAAAAGAATGCGTGGGAATTGAATGGTCAGCATCGCTACTGGCGTCCGTCATTTCGAGATCATCTGACAGAAGCGGAGATAGTCGATCGGCTATTATATTATGATGACTCCTTAAAGCGAGGCTACGAAGTCTACCAGGTTTTTCTTTCCGCTATCAGAAGACAAGATGTTCCTGAATTCGTCGCGCTCCTAAAAGAAGACTACAAGGAGTTGCCAGAGCACTACCAACCAGTGTTCACGACCTTCAAGAAATATCGAACAGAAATCAAACGAGCGTTGCGAGTTCCCTATTCCAACGGCCCTATAGAATGTTTGAACAACCATATCAAAGTACTAAAACGAATTGCCTATGGCTTTAGAAACTTTCAAAACTACCGAGAACGAATCTTTTTATATCGAGGAAAATATTTCAAGAAAACTAAGAACACTACCCAACTAACTAAAGCCAGAACAACAACACGGCTAGACAAAATAGCTGTCTAGCCGTGTGAGTATCTCGATTATTCTATTGAATTTCTTCACCAACACTCATTGACGAAGAGCCTTTTTTGATATTGTTTAGCTTAAGTGAACGCCTTTGTCGACATAGATGACGTCTCCAATGATACCTGTCGCTAATGGACTAAGTAAGAAAGCACATGAGTTTCCAACTTCTTCGATTGTTACAGCGACTTTATCAGGTGTACGTTCTTCGGATAAGCTCAATAATGATTGGTAGTCCTTCACGCCAGTTACAGCTAATGTTTTGATTGCTCCAGCAGAGATCGCATTAACACGAATATTTTTCGGCGCAAGTTCTGTTGCTAAGTAGCGAACTTCTGCTTCTAAAGCAGCTTTGGCAATGCCCATCATGTTGTAGTTAGGGATCGAACGCTCAGATCCCATGTAAGTCATTGTCACGATGCTTCCGCCATCAGTCATCAATGGAGCAGCATATTTAGAGACAGCTAATAACGAATAAGCACTGATGTCTTGAGCTAGTTGGAAGCCGTCGCGAGTGATCTCTGTTACATTGCCAGATAATTCTTCTTTGTTGGCAAAAGCAATCGAATGGACCAAACCATCGATCGAACCAAATTTCTCTTTGATCAAAGAAAAAGCAGCCTCAATTTTTTCATCACTAGCAACATCAAGTTCAAACATATTTGCATCTTCGCCAACTAACTTGACTAAATTTTTCTTCATTCGATCGTTTTGATAAGTATAAATGATTTCCGCGCCTTGTTCAGCGATCGCTTTGGCACATCCCCAAGCAATACTTTTTTTATTGGCTACGCCTGTCACGATAATTTTTTTTCCCGTTAAAATAGACATTAAATGACACACTCCTAAATAATATAAAAAATAATATGCTCTCATTATGTTGGAAAAAGCTTTGATTGTCAAACTATTTTTTTGATTATTCCAATACGTCTTGATTAAACTGCAAGAATATGATAGTTTGATAATCAAATAAAATATTCATAGAGGTGCAAAATGAAAAAAATTATGAATGTCGAAGAAATCATGGCTGCGATTCCGAATCGCTTTCCCATTTATTATTTAGATGCAGTCACAGAA